AAATTTATTCATGATTCTAAAATAGATCCTACTGGTTGGATTGAAATAACTCATTTAGACAAATCAGAATACAAAACGAAATTATTTCAATCTTGTATTAATCACGAATATTCATGTGCGATAAAATCAATTCGGAAATTAGATATTGCTCAATCAAGTCGTTATAAGATAGCTTCTTTTGATATTGAATGTGACAGTTTAACAGGAGACTTCCCTTTAGCACAGAAAGATTTTAAAAAATTATCTTCTGAAATCTTTGATTCTTTTCAAAGTATATTAAAAAATACGCCTGAATCACGAAGACAATCAATACAAGATAATATACAATGTCATCTCAAAAAATTAATTACTGCTGGATTTAAACCAATTAAGACCAATTCATTTTATAAATGGATTGATATTAATCGTATTTATACAAAAAGTGATTTATCATGTATTGATAATACAATTGAGAATATCGTTTATAAAATTGAAAACGATGAACCTGATCAAAAAAGAAATCATATTCTCGATGATATAAAGAATTTATCTGTAAAAACAAAAGAAAGAAATACTTCCATTTCTGAAATTGAAAAGATTATTCAAGATGAATGTCAAGATTCAAATATTAATAATGAAGGTGATCCTATCATCCAAATAGGAACAGTCTTTTATGAATATGGGACTGGTAAAAAATTCAATCATATTTTAGTTTTAGGAAATAAAGATAATCTTGATGATAAAGAAATATGTGATGATATTGAAGGAGTTCATGTTGAACGATGTAAAACTGAACAAGATCTATTAATGGGATGGCAAAAAATTATTAAAGAGCAAGATCCTGATTTTATTACAGGATATAATATTTTCGGTTTTGATTTTAAATATATAATTGACAGAGCAAAAGTATTATTCCCTTGTAAACCTAAATGTCGTCATCCTTGGTCTCATGATAAAAACTGTGAATTTAAGAAATTCATGAATTTCGGTAAAATGGATTCTACTCTTTATCGTGCTTTTGATCATCGTAATAAGAAATGTTGTGATAAATCACAACAATTAAGTTCTTCCGCATTAGGTGATAATACACTTGATTATATTTTCATGGATGGTAGAATATTATTTGATATTCAAAAAGAAGTTCAGAAAGGACACAATTTAGAATCTTATAAATTAGATAATGTTGCTTCTCATTTCATGAGAGGCAAAATTAAAGAAATTAATGAGAAACAACTTCTTGTTTCTGATACTGGTCATTTAAAAGCGGGTGATTATATTTCATTTAGAACTCATAATAATATTGGTGAAGAATTATTTCAAGATGGTAAAAAGTTTAAGATTCATTCAATTGAAAACAAAACAATTGAATTGCATGAAAATTTATTTATTGATCTTCTACTCTTTCATAAAGTAGAATGGTGTTTGAATAAAGATGATATTTCCCCTCAAGATATTTTTGATAAACATAAAAAAGAAGGTCCTTCTGGTAGAGCAGAAGTAGCTAAATATTGTATTCAAGATTGTGAATTATGTATTAATTTACTCATGTTATTGGATATTATTCCAAATAATTTAGGTATGGCTAATGTTTCTTATGTTCCTGCTTCTTATATCTTTCTCAGAGGTCAGGGAGTGAAAGTTACTTCTGTTGTATCCAAAACTTGTTCGGAAAGAAATACTAAAATACCCGATCTTAAGAAATTACCTCCATTGAAAGATTATCTTAAAATGATTAAGAATGGGAATAAGACTGAAGATGATGTTAAGAAATTATCTGAGAGAATGATTGAAGATTATGAAAAAAATAAAGGAGAATTTAAGAAATATTTAGATTCATCTATGGAAATAGCTAATTCTATGACTGATAAATATATTATTTTGAAGATGATTGATGATGCTGATTGGAGAAAACCTGAAGAATGGGAATTAGATGAATGGTTCAAAAGAGCTAAAATTCAATCTGAGGATGGTATTGAAGGTTATGAAGGGGCAATTGTTTTGGATCCTAAACCAGGTATTTATTTAGATGATCCGATCGCTGTTTTAGATTATGCTTCATTGTATCCTTCTTCAATTATCGAGAAGAATTTATCACATGAAACTTATATTGAAGATAAATCATTATTATCTGTTATTGGTGAAGAGAATTATTATACAATTAAATTTCAAGATTGGATTTATAAGAATGTTGGGAAAGGTGATACAATTGAGAAAATTGATGCCGGGACTGAAACAGAATGTCATTTCTTGAAACCCGAATATATGAAAAAGAAGGAGATGTTTCAAGAAGGTGAAAAACAAATGGGTATTATTCCTGCTGTATTGGATCATTTACTATCAGCAAGGAAAGCTACTAAAAAAAGAATGGGTAAAGAAACTGATGAATTTAAGAAAAAAGTTTTGGATGGTTTACAATTAGCTTATAAGGTTACTGCTAATTCTGTTTATGGTCAATTAGGAGCTAAAACAAGTACTATCTTTAAAATGAATTTAGCAGCATGTACTACATCAGTTGGAAGATCTAGAATTGATGATGCTTCAGATGGTGTTAAAGAATGGGCTAAAAAGAAACGATACAAAGAACCTGAAGTTATTTATGGTGATACAGATTCTGTATTTGTAAAATTCAGTCGTGAAGTAGATGGTAAAATATTGACTGGAAAAGAAGCATTAAAACATTGTATTCAATGTGGTAAAGAAGCTGGTGATTATATTACAAAAGGTGAATTAATTGATGATGATAATGAATCAATTATTGAACATAAACCATTATTAAATCATCCTCAAGATTTAGAATATGAGAAGACATTTTGGCCGTTTATCTTAATCTCAAAGAAACGATATACAGGTGATAAATATGAATTTGATATTCATGATTGTAAAAGAACATCCATGGGTATTGTATTAAAAAGAAGAGATAATGCTCATATAGTAAAATATATATTTGGGAATGTTATTGAAAAGATTATGATTGAAAAAGATTTTAAATTAGCAGTTCAATGGTTAACAGAAAATATTCAAATGATTCGTAATCAAGAATTTAATTTAAGATATTTTGTAATTACTAAGGCATTAAGAGGTTATTATAAAAATCCCCAACAAATTGCCCATAAAGTATTAGCAGATAGAATAGCTATCAGAGATCCTGGTAATAAACCGAAAGCAAATGATAGAATCCCATATGCTTATATTAAAAAGAATGAAACTCCTGAAATTACAGGATACAAAAAGAAAACTGAAAGGAGGGAGATTGGAACCTTTAAGAATGGAAAACCTAAATTTAAAAATTTCAGAGTAGATGATTTATCAAATCCAATCTATAAAAAAGAAATTATTCTCCAAGGTGATCGTATAGAACATATTGATTATATTCAAGAGAATGATCTTGAAATAGACTATGAATTTTATATTACAAATCAAATAATGAATCCTGTCAAACAGGTCTTAGATCTTGAAATGGATTCAAATGAAACTATAAAATTATTCCAATAATTAATCATGTAAATAACAAAATATTTTTTTCTATTTTAAGGTATAATTTAATAATGGGAGGAGGATTGATGCAACTTGTAGCTTATGGCGCTCAGGATATTTATCTTACGGGTAACCCTCAGATTACTTTCTTCAAGGTTGTCTATCGCAGACATACGAATTTCTCTATGGAATGTATTCAACAAACTATTGATGGGACATCTACATTAGGGGAAAGTGAAACAACGGGTGTTGTTACTATTTCTCGTAATGGAGATTTAGTATCTAACGTTTATGTAAGATGTAATGCCAATGATGGAACTGATGTTGTTCAGGGTGATGAATTAATTAGTAAAGTAGAATGTGAAATTGGAGGTCAATTAATAGATAGACAAAATAACGAATGGATGAAATTATGGGCTGAATTAACTATACCTGCTTCGAAAGCTGAAGGATATAAATACATGACTCATGCTTTTCATCACAATTTACTTCTTGGGGGCACAACGGGTGGACATAATCAACAAGATTGTTGGGTTCCCTTATATTTTTGGTTTTGTCGTAATCCTGGTTTAGCTTTGCCATTAATTGCTTTACAATATCATGAGGTTAAACTTAAATTTACATGGGGGGCATCGGCGCTGGCGTCCGCGGACGGCACCGCCCACACTGCCCACCCCACTTGTGAAGTTTGGTGTGACTATATTTATCTTGACACCGATGAACGTCGTCGTTTTGCGCAGGTTTCACATGAATATTTAATTGAACAGGTTCAGAATCAGGGCGCATCCAGCAGCGCAACAGTTGATTTGAATTTTAATCATCCTGTTAAAGAATTAATTTGGACAACTGCAGCGGACCAAATTACAGATCAAAAAACTAAATTAGTATTAAATGGTCATGATCGTTTTCCTCAGCAAAACAGAGAATATTTCCAGTTAAGACAACCTTATGATCATCATACATCTATTCCCCATTATAATATTAAAGAACATGAAAACTCCACGGCCACCCTCGGGAACGACCCCTCAAATCTCATTTTAGATGGTATAAAGACAGGCCACCCATCATCAGCCGGAGGAGGCACCTCCGTTGCCTCGCTCACCTCCTCCGGCAGCTTCTTACTTAACCCCGGCTCTGACGATCCCTTAATCAGTATTGGCGATACACTTCTACTAACCCATGTGCCTAATAACGCCGACTCCGCCGATGTGCACACTCAACTGGTTATTATTTCGGCCAAGACCGACGCGCACACCTTCACCGTTTAACGGGGGGGGGCGAACTGCTGTTTGGACTTCGCTTTGAATTCCCATCTTTCTGTTAGGAAAATAAGTACATTGACAAAGAAATTTTCAAGAACATCTTCATATTCAAAGGATACTAATATATATTCTTTTGCCTTGAAACCGGAGGAACATCAACCATCTGGAACTTGTAATTTCTCTAGAATTGATAATGCTCAATTAAAATTTACAAGTTCTGTTAATGTACATAATATCTACGCTGTCAATTACAATGTCTTAAGAATCATGTCCGGTATGGGTGGATTAGCTTACAGTAATTAAATTATTAATCATTATCTTACTATTTTTTTTCATAAAATGAATAACTTAATTTGTTTAATTTCCCCAAAATTTTTTTCTAATGGAAGGTATAAAATAATATGGGAGGTGGATTAATGCAGCTTGTTGCTTATGGCGCTCAGGATATTTACCTTACGGGTAACCCGCAGATTACTTTCTTTAAGGTTGTCTACCGCAGACACACGAACTTCTCGATGGAAGCTATTGAGCAGACGTGGAACGGGACTGTCTCGGCTGGCGGAACTGTTACCGCCACTATTTCACGTAATGGTGATTTAGTTCACAAAATGTATATAGAGCATCAAATAGCCACTACAGCCGCAACCAGCGACGGTAATTATGGAACTCAAATGATTGACAATGTTGAACTTGAAATTGGTGGACAGCGTATTGATAAACACTATGGTCACTGGATGGAAGCATTCCTTGAATTAACTGAACCCAATGAAACTGGTAATGTTTACACGATGGTTGCTGCTAACGCTGTGGGGGCCGATGATGGCGCGGCCGGCGCTGCTAATAAACACACAAGAATACAAAATATGGCTGCCGCTGGAGGTGTCTTAGGGGCCGCGGTGGAATATGATAATCTTATATTTGTTCCACTTCAATTTTGGTTCTGTCGTAACCCAGGTCTTGCATTACCACTTATTGCCCTTCAATACCATGAAGTTAAAGTTAAACTCACATTATCCAGTATTTACGATGATGGTGCTGGCACAACTAATAAGCTATGGTGTGACTACATCTACCTTGATACGGATGAACGTAGACGCTTTGCCCAGGTTTCTCATGAATATTTAATCGAACAAGTACAATTTGAAGAACATAGTACTGGGGACAGTTTTGACTTAAATTTTAATCACCCAGTAAAAGAAATCGTATGGACGGGTACATACGATACGGGTACCTTCTCAAGTGGTGAATTATCCTCCAGAAATTGGAAAATAGTATTAAATGGTCACGATCGTTTTGCTGAAAGAGATTACAGATACTTTACAAGAACCCAAGTATGGCAGCACCACACCGGATGGGGAGGGGTTTCGGAAAAAGATTCAATTGCAGTCTATTCTTTCGCTCTCAAACCAGAAGAACATCAACCATCTGGAACTTGCAACTTCTCTCGCATTGATAATGCTCAATTAAAATGCAGTGGTTCTGCAACCGGTGCTAATATTATGGTTTACGCCGTCAACTACAACGTCCTCCGTATCATGAGTGGTATGGGTGGTCTTGCTTACTCTAACTAAAGTATAAACTAAAGTATTCTAACTAAAGTATTCATAACTAAAGTATAAACTAAGTATTCTAAATAAATTAATATATTTTATCTCTATTATCTAAGATAATTTTTTTAAATAATAAATAATATAAAAATAAATATTATTTAAGATTCATCAAAATTTAAATTTAAGCGGAAAAATTAATTAGTTTAATTTCCCCAAAATTTTTTTCTATATTAAGGTATAAAATAATATGGGAGGTGGATTAATGCAGCTTGTAGCTTATGGCGCTCAGGATATTTATCTTACGGGTAACCCGCAGATTACTTTCTTCAAGGTTGTCTACCGCAGACACACTAACTTCTCTATGGAGTCTATTGAACAGACACTCAGTGGGAATGTAGGTTTCGATTCCAGAATTACGGCTACTATCTCAAGGAACGGTGATTTAGTATCCGGATTACATGTAGAATGGAACCCTTCGGTTATATTTGGAAGTATGGGTTCTGACGTTGAATACGCGTGTATGGCCGGTAATTGTTTACTTAAAACAGTAACATGTGAAATTGGTGGTCAGCAAATTGATAAGCATCATAGAGATTGGATGAGCGCTTGGGATGATTTAACTCAGGTAAATCCCAGCAAAACAACTGGCAAAGTCGGTTCCAACGGTAAACACAATGTGGTTACCGATTCGGCGGGTTATTCCCCTGCTACGCCTTACCAGAAATCGAGTTTTAATATTCATGGTGGGGCCAAGGCGGACGCACCGAGCAATGTATTTAAAGCATACAATCCTCTTAAATTCTGGTTCTGCCGTAATCCGGGTCTCGCCTTACCTCTAATCGCTTTACAATATCATGAAGTAAAAATTATTATTGAAACTGCTTCTCAGGGTGAAATGACCAACAGCAACGCAGCGACTCCGGCAGCAGGGACGGGAGCAGTAGCACCCACATCTTCCACTTTTAAACTATTCGCAGATTATGTTTACCTTGATACGGATGAAAGGCGCAGATTTGCTCAAGTAAGCCATGAATATTTAATTGAACAGGTACAGCAGCAGACCTTTGCTTCAGGGCAGTCTACTTGCACTCTTAACTTTAACCACCCCGTAAAAGAATTAATTTGGGGATGCTCTCCATTCACAACTGCTGGTCGCCCATCGTCCAGTCCAGCTATCTTTCAGAGGGACAATTCTTCGGGTGGCTTGGATCCATACCACGAGCCCAATCGTATTACACTTAAACTGAATGGTCATGAAAGATTTACACCTCGCCACCCTACTTATTTCTCGCAACACCAAGTAGCCCAACACCATTCTGGTCACGGCGGTGTCGTTAAATCAGACTCCGTACATGTTTACTCATTCGCCCTTAAACCGGAAGAGCACCAGCCTTCTGGTACTTGCAATTTCTCTAGAATTGATAATGCACAGTTAGTATTCTCCGGTGGGAGCGCGGTCGCAAAGGGATTACATGTTTATGCTATGAACTACAATGTCCTCCGTATCATGTCTGGTATGGGTGGTTTAGCATACTCTAACTAAATTGAATATCCACATTAATAATATTATATCTCTTCTTCTATTAATTTAAATATGTTTATAAATCTTTTAAAATTATCAATAAAAAATATTGATATATATATAAAAATTTAATTTAGAAATTTAATTTAGAAATTAAAGGTTTTCTATTTCAGATTTATTATTTTCAATAGTATTTACCCATCGTAATCCACTATCATCATCTATTTGAGTAAAAGAATTTTTTAAAATAGTTATTAAAGCATTTAATTTAGTTTCTAGAGCAGTGATTCTTTCAGAATCAGATGTGGTTGTGGGCACAGGGTCCGAAGAAGCAGAAGGCGCGGAAACAGAATCAGACATTATTTATATAATGTATAATATATTTTTTTTGGGGGGAATTAAACATTGTTTAATTTTTCACGAATACTATTAAAATCTGAAACCCACACAAACTCATTTTCATCTACTTCTCTTTGTTTATATACTGATCTTAAAAGGTTAATTAATCCACCAACTCTTGCTTCTAACTGGATTATTCTTTCTTTATCAGATAAATCTTCATTTACAGGAGTTGTTAAAATTTCCTGAACATTTTGTACCACTTCTTCAACTGATACAGGTTCCGTCGCAGTTGTTTCTACTACTTCTTCAGTTGTTTCTTCTTCAACATCTTCTGTTGCCTCTACTACTTCTTCAGTTGTTTCTTCTTCAACATCTTCTGCTGCCTCTACTACTTCTTCAGTAGTGTCCACAACCAAAGACTCTCCTGTTGTTTCTACTTCATTAACCGAAAAGGTTTCTTCATTAACAACAACATCAGCTGGTTCATCTGCTCCGCTTGCCGCTGCTTCAACAGTATTCAAAACGTTATCAACCGTATCACTCATTTTTTTATAATTAGTGTAAATAAAATAATTTTAAGTATATTTATTTATTTAAAAAAATCATAGATATTTAAAGTAAAGTTATGTCCGATCATAAAAAACCGATCCATGCTGGGAATAAGGGTTTAGCTAATTTAGGAAATACATGTTATATGAATTCAGCTTTACAATGCTTAAGTCATTTAATTACTTTTCATCCAAACAATGAAAAATTCTTTAATGCTTGTAAAAGAGCAGAAAAAGATTCATTGATGTATGAATGGTTTCAATTTCAAAGAGGAATGTGGAATAATAATGATAATAAAATGATTAATCCTATAAAATTATTACAAAGATTTCAAAGATTATGTCTTGAAAAAGATCTTTTCTTTAGTAATTTCTCACAAAATGATGTTGATGAATTCTTAACTTTATTCTTAGATTTATTACATCAAGGGATTAAAAGAGAAGTTACTATGAGTTTTTCTACGAAAACTGATGATGAAGCAGATAAAGTGAATCTTAAAAGTAATGAAACTTGGAAACGATTTTATGAAAAAGATTATTCATATATCGTTGAAAATTTCTATTCTCAACTCTTAAGTATTACAAGTTGTACAGATTGCGAATATTATACAACAAATCATGATCCTATTCAAGTTGTATCACTTGAAATTCCTAATGATGCTGATTCATTAGAAGATTGTTTTCAAGAATACATGAAAAAATTACAATTAGATGAAGAGAATATGTGGACATGTGATGAATGCAAACATCAAGTTTGTCCTTTTAAACAAACAAGATTATGGAAAACATCTGATGTCTTATTTATCCTCTTAAAAAGATACAAACCAAATCGTAAAATAAATAAATTTCTTAATTATCCACTCGTCCTAAATCTTAAAGATTATAATATTAATTATTGCTCAAAGAAAAAAAATGAATACGCTCTTCAAAGCTTCGCTGTCCACTCAGGTGGTTTAGGTGGAGGCCATTATTATGCTATCTGTAAAAATTATCTTGATGATACATGGTATCAATACAATGATTCTCATGTATCTAAATTATCAAAAGATAAAGTTATTAATTATTCACCTTATTTATTTGTGTATAAACGATTATAATTTTATCATTTTCTTACCATCACTTCTTTGTAATCCATTTTCATCACGAATAACTACTCCTTTAGGTGGAATCTTCTTTCTTAATGATCTTTTTTTTGTTAATCTCGCTTTTCTTCTTTTTCTTGATGGTGATCTTGAACCTTTCCTTCTTGATTTTTTCTTATGTTTTGATTTATTTAGTTCTTCTTTACATTTAGAGAATCCAATACCTTCATCTTTACATTGTTTTGCTAACTTTTTAAATGTTTGAACCATTGATAATATCTTATATATTATTTTCTTCTTCTAATTCCGAATCATCACTATCATTTGTTAATTCATAAATATATACATTTTCTTTTATAAATTCATAAAATTCACAATAATTATCATTCAATAAATTTAAACCATTAAAATTATCAATCTCCTTTAATTCATTGAATAATACTGAAATTTCTTCAAGATATTTTAATTCAAATAAATCTTCTTCATATTCATTCATCTTACTCATCTTAAGTATTTATCATACATACAATTAATAAATTTTTCTTTAAACGTATCATAATCAGTAACTTCAATTAGATCTGGTTTAGATTTAATCCATGTATAGGATTTTTTACACATAATCTCTATTATATCTCTATTTGTTAGATCTTCTTCATATTTTATCGGTTTATTTAACCAGTCTTCTTTTGATATCTTAATCTTTGTAATCGGTATCATAGTAATTGGCTCCATAATAAATAAAAGATAAATGAAATAATTTTTATAAACGTATCTAGAACCCAATCAATTGATTAATGATCTGTTTAATTGTCTCTCTATCTTGGGATGAATCAATCACTAAATCTGGACCATTAGTAATCCATTGAAATTCATTTCTTTCAGAGAGATGATTTCTATTTTTAAGATGATCTTCATAATTATCAGGATAAATATCTCTAATTCTTTGTTCTTGTAATTCATCTGAAACTTGTAATTGAATAATTTGAAAACCATTCTTAATCAAAGCTTCATATTCATTCTGATATCGTAAATCATCAACTAAACAATAGTCAACATCTTTACATTGACGAATTACATAATTTACCCATACGTCAGGATCGATTTCCCTCATTTTTGTTGCTAAATTAGTCAATAAACTACGATCTTTAACTAAAGGATCCATCTGAAATAAATCTGTTGCGACTTCTTTTACCTTCTTCCCGAAAGAAAAGATTTGAAATCTTGGCTCTATTTGACAAAGATAATTACAAAGAGTAGTCTTACCAGAACACATTTTCCCTGTGACAGCTATTTTAGACATGAATATTTATAATTAAATTAATTCATTCAATTTTTAAATCAAATTTAATAATCCAGATTTTTAATTTAACTTTACTTAAAAATTTGATATTAATTATAATGAACAAAATAACTCAAACTAAGATGCGTGTAATCAAACGATCTGGTGAATATGAAGAAGTATCCTTTGATAAGATTTTAAATCGTATTAAAGCATTATCTTCAAGTGATGAATTCCTTAAGAAACTCTCAATTGATGAAACTATTATTGCTCAAAAAGTTGTTCAAGAAATTTATGATGGTGTTCTAACAAGTGAATTAGATGAATTATCTTCTCAGATTGCGATTGCGATGTATTCAAAAAATCCTGAATTTAAGATTCTTGCGGGACGTATTATTATTTCAAATCATCATAAAAATACAATGAATACATTTTCAGAAAAAATAGAATTCATGCATAATTATGAATACAATGGGAAAAAGAAACCTTTAATCGCTGATTATCTTTATGAATTAACAATGGAAAATAAAGAATTAATTGATTCTACAATTAATTATTCCAAAGATTATGATTATGATTTCTTTGGTTTTAAAACTCTTGAAAAAAGTTATCTTTATAAGTTAGATGGTAAAATTATTGAGAGACCACAGGATATGCTTATGAGAGTATCTTTATCGATTCATCGTAACAATATAACAGAAGCTCTTAAAAATTATAATCTTATGTCAGATCATTATTTTACTCATGCGACGCCAACTTTGTATAATGCTGGTTCTCAGAGGGAACAATTCGCAAGTTGTTTTCTTCTAACAATGAAAGATGATTCTATATCGGGAATTTATGATACTCTCAAAGATTGCGCTTTGATTTCAAAACATGCGGGTGGGATTGGATTATCAATTCATGATATAAGAGCAAAAGAATCATATATCGCAGGGACAAATGGTGTATCCAATGGATTAGTTCCAATGCTTCGTGTATTCAATGATACAGCTAGGTATGTTGATCAGGGAGGTGGGAAAAGAAATGGTTCCTTTGCGATGTATCTTGAACCATGGCATGCTGATATTTTTGAATTTATTGAATTAAAAAAGAATCATGGCAATGAACTTGAACGAGCCCGAGATTTATTTTATGCTCTATGGATCCCGGATTTATTTATGGAAAGAGTTCATTCTGATGGATTTTGGTCTTTGTTCTGTCCTGATGAATGTCCAGGACTAAGTACTACCTGGGGTAAAGAATTCAATCAATTGTATTTTAATTATGAAAATCAAAAGAAATATAGAAAACAAATCAAAGCAAGAGAATTATGGGGAGCGATACTAACTTCTCAAATAGAAGTAGGAACACCTTATCTTCTTTACAAAGATGCTTGTAATCGTAAATCAAATCAACAAAATCTAGGAACGATTAAATCATCAAATTTATGTACTGAGATTGTTGAATTTACAAGTAAAGATGAAACAGCTGTATGTAATCTAGCTTCTATTTCACTTAAGAAATTTATAAAGAAAAAGGATACTTCGACTATGTCATTTCTAGTTTATTCAAAACCTGATTGTGTTTATTGTGATCTTGCGAAGGGATTACTTACTAAAATGAATATTTCATACGAAACAAAAACTTATACTGATCTAACAAGTTTATCAGGGCAATATCCATTAGGTGTTAAATTTCCTCAAATCTTTCTTAAGAAAGGAATCAATAAGGTAACTATTGGTGGATATACTGAATTAAAAGAATATCTACAACCTGAATATGATTTTGAATCTCTTAAAGATATAGCAAAACAATTAACTCTCAATCTCAATAATATTATTGATTATAATTATTATCCTACACCTGAAACTAAAACATCGAATCTTAGACATAGACCTATCGGTATAGGTGTTCAAGGACTCGCCAATGTATTCTTTGAATTCGGATATCCTTTTGATTCCGATGAAGCGAAAGATCTTAATTATGATATCTTTGAATCTATCTATTTCGGTGCCATGGAAGCATCTATGGAATTAGCCAAAGAAAGAGAAAATGATATGATTGTTCTTAAAAATGGTAAACATCAATATGATAAAGATTATACAGGTCCCTTTGTACCTATAGAAATCTTAAGATCTCTTCAAAAGAAAGTATCTTATCTACCAGAAGAAATAAACAGAGATGGATATTTAGGTTCTTATAGTTCATTTATTGGATCGCCCTTACATCAGGGTAAATTTCAATTTGATTTATGGGATCATCAAATGAATAATACAAGATACAATTGGTCTGGATTAATGGAAAATATACAAAAATATGGTGTTCGTAATAGTTTATTAGTTGCTCCTATGCCCACAGCATCCACAGCTCAAATTCTTGGTAATTATGAATGTTTTGAACCTATTATGTCAAATATTTATACAAGGAGAGTTTTATCGGGTGAATATATGGTAATTAATGAATATTTAGTTGAGGATTTAATTTCACTTAATTTATGGACAACTGAATTGAAAGATAAAATTATAGCGAATGATGGATCAATTCAGGCAATTGATGAGATTCCTAATGTATTGAAAAATATTTATAAAACTGTTTGGGAAATGAAACAGAAACATATTATTGATATGGCTATTGATAGAGGTAAATTTATCTGTCAAAGTCAGAGTATGAATTTATTCCTTGAAAGTCCCGATGTATCTACAATGTCAAGTATGCATTCATATTCATGGAAAAAGGGATTAAAAACGGGTGTATATTATTTAAGGAGTCGCCCTTCTTCAAAGGCAATCCAATTTACAGTTCAACCTGTTGAATGTGAAAATTGTTCAGCTTAATTTCATATATTTATTCTTCTTTTAAATGTTTCTTCTTTTCTACTTCTAATTCTTTTTGTAAACCATTTACTTTTTTTGTTTGTAATGCGATAAATGATATAGCGCATAACATTCCGATTAATAATAATCCCATAAAGAAAAAGGGTAATAACACAATAAACCACGCTATTTTTTTACCATATTTAAATTGGCAAATGTAATTTAGAATATATACCCACAATATCATAAATATAATTTTCATAAATAATCCCATAAGTGTATAACGATGGACACCTTCACCTTCTGGTTCAGCTTCAATAATTGTACTATGCATATTAAACATCGAAATTAGATAAATAATTACACTAATCATTGATAATAATAAATAAACCTTAGCTGGATTACATAATTTTCTAATCTCTTTCGGAAGTTTCATTTATATAGTATATCAATAAAAAAAATATTATTTATCTTTTCCTAGACCCCCTTGATTTTCTTTTTCTAGTTTTTCTTTTCCTAGATTTTCTTCTCTTAGATTTTCTTTTCTTAGATTTTCTTCTTTTTGATTTTTTGTTTAGGCCTCCCCCCCCCTCTGAACTTCCGGGTTTCACACAACAGAAGGTGGATTTTTTTTTCCTCAGAGGTTTATTTTGAGTCTTTTTCATCTTGCGCCTCTCACTCTCCTGAAGATTTATCAGAAGTTTCTGCCAATTCCCCCCAAATCTCTTCAAATTTTCATCTATCTTCATCTTCACCTCTTCGTCGGATATTTTTGGATTGTGTCCCTTGTAGATTTTATGGATATCCTCTAAAGCGGCCTTCATCTCTTTTGAGGCCACTTGTGACGACGACATCTCGCGGGCTTGGGTGTCTGTCTGGCGGCCTTTGGTTGACGTTGGTCGACCTTGGGTCGATGTTGGGCGGTCTTTGGGCTGTGATGGGCGGCCTTTGGGCTGTGATGGTGACTCTTGGAGGCTTTTGGGAAGTAGTGCTAGAGTCGGATCCGGAGCCGAAGGCATTATTTCTTCATTGTGACTTTTGGATCGCACCGATTGCTCAGGCATCACTCGTACCTTTATATCTTTCGCCAGAAATCCATGTTTTAAGATTTCAGAGGTTGTAGGTCTTTTTTTTGGGTGAAGATTTAATAATTTTTTTAAGAGATCCTTATATTCACTATCTTTTATGGATGGGTTGTCTAAGGAAGCAATAATTAGTTTTTTAATGGTTATCGGGTGAGGTTTTACCTTACCCCCTATATATTCTTTTAAAAGAACGTCCGTAGATCCTATACCATTATAAATTTCGTAAAGTAACACTCCTAGAGCCCATATATCAACTTTATCTCCATAAAAATCATCTTCAAGATATTCTAATTTGAGATGTTCTAATTCAGGTGATCTTTTTAGTTTCTCGAAATGTTCTGATTTAAACCTCACCACTAATTCGGGAGATATATATTTCGGAGTACCCCCCCCCATGTAGGCGGCTCGTCTA